GTCGCGCCGCTCCAGCCGCCAGCAGAAGGCGAAGGCGCAGAGCGGCTGGTCGAGAATGGCCGCCAGCGCGCTCATTCCCTTGTCTCCACCAGCGGCACGGACGGCACCGCGCCCGCCGCGAAGGTCTCGCGATCGATCTCCAGCCGATCCTCGGCGAAACGCACCGGCACATCGAACAGGAAGCCGGCGCTGATCGCCGCGCCTTCCGCCGGCGGATCGTCGAAGGCGATCTCGCCGCCGCCCAGATGCTGCCAGCCCGACATCAGCTCCGTGCCGTCCACCGCGATGCGGATCGTGCCGGCGACCGGCCGCGTGATGGCGCGCAGCTGGACCGCGTCGTCGGTCCCATAGGCCTTGCGCAGCATGAAGCTGACGGCCAGTCCGTCGCCGGTCCCGAGCAGTTGGTCGAGCGGCCCCGGCGCCACGCCCAGCCCGGCCGAGCCGTGGTCATAGGGATCGCGGAAGCGGAACCCGCGCGCCGATCCGCGCCGGGCCCGGAAGAAGGCGATCAGCGTCGCGATATCGGCCTCCGATCGCACGCCCGGCCCCGCATCGAAATAGAGCCGCGCATCCGCCCACTGGGTGCTGCGCTGCTCGTGGCCGGACACGCTTTCGATGATCCGGGTCGAAAAGGTCGGCGCCACCTGCGCGTGCCGCCCGATGTCGAGCGGGAAGAGGAGATCGTCGAATGCCTGCACGTCGCTGTCTCCCGCAAGGTCGAAAATGACGAAGCCGTCCCGCGCGACTTGCGGGAGAGCCCAGATGAAGATCGCGGCATGGCCCCGCGCCCGCCCGGCCTCGGCCGCGCCCGCGATCCGCGACCAGAAGAGGCGGGTGTCGGCCACGCTCGTCTCCGCCGGCACGAAACCCGCCAGATAGTGCCAGTCATGGCTGTCATAGCCGAGCCTTGCGGCCATCGCGTCGCGCGCCCGCGCCGACAGGGCCATCCGCCCCTCCGTCACCCAGTCATAATCCTCGACCTGGAGACGATCGAAAGCCGGCGACGTCCAGCCGGACGGCACATTGGCGCGCTGCAATTCCGGCGCCGCCGGATCGAGCACGGACGGCAGGTAGACGAGCAGCAGCAGCTCCGCCTCGCCGACCTCGTCCCGCACTGCCGCACTGATCGCAGCCGTGGCCGCCGCAAGCAGCACGCCCGCCGCATCGAGCAGCGCGATCTGGTCGGGGCCGAGCGGGGCGCGCACCGTTTCGATCTCGGGCGGCGATCCGCCGAACGCGGCACGGGCCGCATCGTCGTAGAGGCAGGGCCGGCCGTCCGCCATCACCCACCACCAGGGCTCGCCGATCTGGAACCGCACCGGCAGGCCGGCGTCCCTGGCGATCGCCGCGAAGGCGCGCGCCACGGCCTGCAGATAGCTCATCGCGCCGCCATGCGCGGGCGAGAGCAGGGTGGAGGGCGGCACCCAGCCGGTCAGGGCCGGCGCGCCGTCCCAGGCGCGCTGCTTCCAGTCGTCCCGGCAATGGGCGTCGAACAGCTCGAAGGACAGCGAGAGGATCAGCTCGAAGCCGAGCGCCTTGCACCGCGCCGCCATGTCTTCATGCCAGCGTCGGCAGGGCGCGTTCAGCGCCCCGCCCGCCAGGCTGGCATGATAGGCGCCATCGACCGGCTCGAGCCGCATATAGTGGCTCATGCCGACATAATGGTTGATCGCGCCGCGATAGCCGAGCGCCAGCGCCTGGCGCAGGAGGCGCTCGGGCGTCTGGTTATAGGCATCGTCATAGCCGGTCGCGATGGAGAAGCCATGCTCGGGCACCATCACGTCGCCGATCCGGAGCACCGACCCGGACCCGTCGCAGCGTATGTCGCTCAGCTCGACCCAGCCTTCCACGCCGGCCGGAAAGATGGTGTCGCCTTCGTCATAATCCGGCGACACCAGCGAGATGAACAGCCGGTCGATATCCCTGGGGTCGACCGGGTCGGCCTCCTCCGGCAGCATATAGCCGCCCACCAGAGTGTCGAAATCGAGCGTGACGAGCGCGTCCTGCGGATCGCCCTGCGCATGGTTCCACAGCCGCACATACCAGGCCCGCGCCTCGCCGGCCGCGTTCCGCCCCTCGATGGTCAATGTCGGGCCATGCACCGCGTCGAGCGGCTTGAGGCCGCCGCTGCGCCAGCGGAAGGCAAGCACGCAACCGGAATAGTCCCGCCGCGTCTCGTAGCGCAGCAGCGGATGGTCCCAGAGATCCGCGCTGTCCCAGATCAGCCCCGCCAGGTCGCCGGAGGTGTGGAACACCGCGTCCACCCGCAGCGCAGCGGCGCCGACCGTCACCACCGAAGCCATCATCGGCCGCGGGAAATTGACCGTCCAATAGGGCGGCGAGAAGCGCTTGACGAAACCGCTCTCCTGATCGCGGCGCGCATCGACGAGCCAGTGAGGCATGACATATTCCCTCGATTGGGCGATTGGCCGACGCGGACCGAAGGCCTGCGCAGCAGCTAGGGCAGTTCGTGATTGCACCGGCTAAGAGTCCGTCCGAATTGAATGGAATCAGTGCTTCCGCGAAAGCAGGAGCCCAGGGCGCGTGAGAAGTGCATGACCGCCCTGGGCTCCTGCTTTCGCAGGAGCACAAGGTGGTTCCATCTGAAACAGACAGCCTCTAGCCCTAACCCTTCCCACTCCGCCGAGCGGGCACGCGGAAGGGTGATGGCAGCGACGGTGCGATCGCGAACCGACCTAATCCCGCAAGGCCGCCCGGACGGACCGGGCCACCTGCCGCGCGCTGCGGGCCAGGGCGCGCGGCGCGTCCGCCCCCTGCCCATTGATGGTGATCGACACCTGCACGTCCCGGCCGCGCACCGGACCGGCAGGCGCCACCACCTGCCCGGCGCTGGTCGGCAGGAAAATCTCGGGCCCGCGCTCGCCGACCAGATAGGCCTGCCCCGGCGCCACCGCGCCGCCGGTCGCGCGCCCCGGCAGGCCCAGCGCCGCCGTCAGCAGCGACGTGCCGATCCCCAGCAGCCCGCCCGAGCCGCCGCCGATCGCGCCGACCCCGCTGCGCACCGCCGCCGCCGCGATCTGCGAGAGGACCGCCATGGCCGTCCGCCCCAGATCCTCGAAGCCGAAGCGGCCCGAGCGGACCGCGCGCAGCAGCCCCGCCTCGATTGCGCGGCCCGCCCGGTCCGCGCTCGCCACCAGCGGCCCTTCCAGTTCCGCCCGCATCGCGGCAAGCTCGTTTGTCAGGCCTGCGAAATCCGCCTGCATGTCGTCCAGCTCATCCATCGGGATGTATCTCCTTGAGGCGCGCGATCGTTGCGCTGTCGATCCCGCCGGCGCCCGCCCCCGCCGCCTCGGCCAGCGGCCCGAGCGCCGTGGCCAGTTCCTCGGGCGTCGCGCGCCAGAACTCGTCCGGCCGCCAGCCGAGCAGCATGCCGGCCTGCCCGGCCAGCGCCCGCGCCACCCGCGCGAAGCTCATGAAGCCCCCGCGACCAGCTGGCGCAGGATCATCCGGACGGCTGGCATCGCCTGCGCCACACCGGCCGCCAGCAGCGCCTCGCCCAGCCGCTCGCGCGTCCAGCCGTCCGGCCGCATGGCGAGGCAGTGCCAGACCAGCCCTGCCATCTCGGAAAGGGCAAGCCGCCCTTCCCCCGCCCGCTCGACGAGCGCCAGCAGCGAGCCCAGCTCCGCTTCCGCCGCCACCAGCGCGGCAAAGCTCGGCCGCACCACCAGCGCGATACCCTCCAGTATGAGCGCCGCTTCCCCGCGCGCGGCATTGGCCCCGCTCACAGCGCGCTCACCGCGCCGGAGCTTTCCAGGCTGAGCGTATAGGTGCGCTCGCCATTATAGTCCCCGGCATAGTCCAGCCGCGTGACCAGGAACCGCCCGCGCAGCCGCTCGCCGCTCTCGAAGCTCAGCTCGTAATCGTCGATCGCGCCGGCCAGCGCCTGGTCGCGCAGCCGCATCTCGGCGGCCGAGCCGGTGAAGATGCCGGCGCCCGAAACGCTCACCGATCGCATGCCCGCGCCCGGCAGCAATTGCCGCCACGCGCCGGAATCCTTGCTGGTCACGTTCACCGCCTCGCCATTCACCGAGAGCTGGGTGGTGCGCAACCCCGCGATGGTGCTGTAAGTCACCGGCGCGCCGCCGTCGCCGATCTTGAGCAGGAATGCGCTGCCCTTCTCCACTGCCATGGTGCCAGTCCTTTCAGGAAAAAGGATCCACCCCGGCAGGGCGGATCGTGAATATTCGCAACTGCCTCGAAACGGGCCAAAATCGCCTGTCATCAGGGAAATATCAGGCGCCCGTCAGGTCCGGGGCCTGTCCGGTGCGCGCGCGTCCGGTCATCCTGCCTTTCGTCCCGGGCGTGGGAGTTCGGCCCGGGACGAAGGGAGAAACACCATGATTGCATCGCGTCTCGCGCTGGCGCTGTCCGCCGGCATGTTCGTCCTGGCCGCTGCCCCGGCAGCGGCGGAAACCCTCTACAGCTTCACCGATCTCGGCACGCTCGGCGGCGACTGGAGTTCGGCCAACGACATCAACGAAGCCGGCCAGATCATCGGCCATGCCTACAACATGGACGGCTCGGGATATTCCTATCGCCATGCCTTCCTCCTGACGCCCTATGAAGCGCCGCCGCCCGTCTCCACGCCGGAGCCCGCGACATGGGCCATGATGATCGGCGGCTTCGCGCTGTCCGGCGTCGCCATGCGTCGCCGCGGGGCCACCGTCCGCTTCGCCTGATCCGCGAACATCGGCGGCGTCAGGGATCCGCCCCCGCAAAAGGGGGACGGATTCCTGACGCTGCCCGATCAGCCAAGCCGCGCCACCCGCACCGCATAGTCGGCGTCGATGCGCCATCCGCTCCGCCCGCGCGTGACGCGCGAGCGCGCGAGCCGCAGGCTGGTGATGCGCCAGTCGCCGAGGTCGGCGTCCAGCCCCGCCAGCACCGCGTCGACCCGCGCCATGATCGCCGTCGCCCGCGCGAAATCATCGCCGCGCAGGGCGAGCTGGACCGGCTGGCGCAGCGCCACGCCGTCCACCTGCCGCGCGCCCCAGCCCGTCGCCACGCCTTCGCCCAGCATCAGCCAGGGCGCGCTGGCCTTGTCCGGCGTGCCGTCGCTGACCTGGTTGACCAGCGTCAGCAGCGCCTCGTCTCCGCGCAGCGCTTCATGAATGGCCGCCCGGATCGCCAATGCCCCGCTCATGCGAGACGCGCCCGCCGCCAGGGCCGCCAGAGCGCCGCGACCGAGGCCGGCAGCTCGCCTTCCAGCCCCTCGCGCCGCGCATGATACTCGCCGGCCAGCCGCACGATGCCATGCTGGATCGCGTCCGGCACGCCCTCCTCGTCGCTGGCGATCCCGGCCTGATAGCCGATGCGGACCCGCCCCGCCGGGCCGGGCTTCAGGACGCGCAACCAGCCGGTCCCGTCGGCGTCGATGTCGATGGCATAATCCTCCACCGGCAACGGGTATTCCGGCCCGTCCGCCGGGATTCCGGCCACCGCCATGATGCTGCGCACCGGCCGGAGGCCAAGCGCCTGCCACTCGCAGCGCGCGGCGACGACTTCATCGACAGCCCGCGCGACAAGGATCCGGCCGAGGAAACGCTCCGCCGCATCGGTCGCGCTGCGGAGCAGGTCGGTCAGCAGCCCATCCTCGTCGGACAGGCTGATCCCGAGATAGGTTTTGAGATCGGCAAGCGGCACGGCCAGCGCCCCGCCCTTCTCGATGGTCACGGTCATTGGGAGTCTTTCCGGCTTGAAGGAGGAACGGCTGCGAAGGCGCGCAGCATCATCCCCTCCCGCCCGCGGGAGAGGTCAGGGGCGGGCCAGGGCATTGCCGCAAAGCCCATCCCCCAAACGGCGGAAGACAGCCCCTTAGGAAGCCGCGAACTTCATCAGCTTGATCGCCTCGCTGTTCGCCACCGCGCCGCCGATCCGCTTGACCGCGTAGAAATGTACGAACGGCTTGTTGGTGAAGGGATCGCGCAGGATGCTCGTCTCGTTGCGCTCGGCGATCACATAGCCATGGGCGAAATTGCCGAACGCGATCGACAGGCTGTCGGCCGCGATGTCGGGCATGTCCTCGGCCTCGATCACCGGATAGCCGAGCAGCGTGGCGGGCGTGTCCGCACTCATCGCCGGCTGCCACAGGAAGGCGCCGTCGCTGGTCTTGAACTTGCGGATGCGCGCGAGCGTCGCCGAATTCATCACGAACGCCGCGCCCTGTCGATAAGGTGCCTTGAGCGCCTGCACCAGGTCGATCAGCCTGTCCTGCGGATTGGACGCGGCGAAGCCGCCGGCCGCGCCGGAAGCGACATATTGCAGCGTGCCGAAAGCCCGCGTCGCGTCCGGATCGGCGCTGGTCGCATAGGTGAGGAAGCCCTTGGGCTTGTTGGTGCCGTTGCCGCCGACGAACGCCGCACCTTCCGCCTTGGCGAATTCCTGCGCGATCTCGCCCGCCAGCCAGCCCTCCACGTCGAACTGCGCATCGTCGAGCATCGCCTGGCTGGCGGAGGGATTGGCGAACAGCTCGCCCGAGGGCGGCGCGATCTCCTGGAAGGTCGGCGTCGCCGTCTCGGCCCGCGCGCCTGTCTCGGACGCCCAGCCCGACACGACACCGCCGGTCGTCACCAGCTTGCGATAGCCGGCCGACCCGGTCCGCACGACATTGGCGACCGCGCGGATCGGCGAGATCGCCTTCAGCGTCGCCTCGATCATCTGGTCGATCTCGCGCGGCACCGCATAGCCGCCGCTGCCGCCGGTCGCGCCGGAGAAGCTCTTCAGCTCCACGCCCGCCTCGATCCCGCGCCGCAGATAGCGCTCCGTGAAGGCGGTGCGCGCCGGATCGACCGCGCTGCCTTTGGCCCCGTCGAGCGGCGGCCGCGCCGCGCGGGCGGCCTGCGCATTCATCGCCGCATCGAATGCGTCCATCCGCGCCTCGAGCCCGGCGATCCTGTCCGCCTGCAGGATCGCGTCAAAGCTCTCCTCCAGCGCATCGGCTTTCACTTCCAGCATGTTTCACGTCTCCTGCAGTCAAAAAAAGATCCTCCTCGAGCTTGCTCGGGGAGGGGGACCAGCCAAAGGCTGGTGGAGGGGCAAGGGCGACATCGCGTCACGCGACGCCCTCCGCCATCAGGCCGCCAGCCGCACCTCCCCCTCCCGCCTGCGGGAGGGGGCCGGGGGGTGGGCAGGCGCAAGGCCCGAGGCCGCCATCCCCGCCGCCCCGTCCCACAGCCGCACCGCGAAGCCCCGCTCCTCCGGCCCGCTCACATCCGTATAGATGGCCGTGGTCGTCAGCCGCGCATGGCCGAGCCAGCGCTGCGCCAGCGTCAGCGGCACGCCAGCCTGCAGCGCCGCGACGCCGAAGCCGTGCCGGAAGCCGCGCGGGCAGGCATTGCGCCCGTCGATCCCGGCCTCCGCCATCACCGCCTTGACCAGCCGCCAGGCCGTGACCCGATGCCAGCCCCACAGCCGCGCATCGCGCCGGCCGGGATCGCGCTGCGCGGCACCGAGGCCGAAGCAGCGATCAAGCCCGCGCATCAGCGCGGGCGGCAGCGGCAACTCGCGCATCACGAAGCGGCGGCGCTTGAGCGTCGTCAGCGCCACGATATGCCGGTCGAGATCGAAGGCGGCGGCCGTCAGCGCCAGCACCTCGCTCACCCGCGCGCCGGTCAGGGCGAGCGTCAGCACGAACAGCGCCTTCTCCGCATCCAGCGCTTCGGCCGCCGCAAGCGCCGCCCCGCGCTCGGCCCCGCTCAGATATTTGCGCTGGCCACGAGCGCCATAGAGCCCTGTCCCGACCGCCCCGAAACGGGACGCCTGCGCCATTTTTGATGAAACCTTATTGTCCATTTTGTTGCAGCCCATGATTCTGGTTGAAAATTCAATGGCTTGATATGCATCCCCCAGAATTTTTCGCTCCCCGTTAAGAGAAGCTAACCCATTTTAGTCGCTCATTTCGGAGTGAGCAACAAAATGGACAATAATGTTGCATATCGTGACGTACATCCTGGCCATGCCGTGCGTTTCGATAATCTGACCTAATATAGATTTCTTATTGTGGGAGATTAACTGTGAAAAATATCCATCTATTGCTTATTTCCGCCTGCATTTTTACTATTTCCGCTGGCGCTCCGGCTTCATCTGCTATTCTTGTCGATGCAATTCCGGCTCCAGACAGCGGCTATTCGGTTGGATCAGGCACCATTCCCAGCACAGCAGATGGCACCAATCTGCTGGTGAAGTTCACCTTGTCGTCGGATGTCGAGCTGACCGGCTTTGCAATTCTGAATGCCCTGAGCAATGATCAGACGCTTCCGAATACGCTCGGAACCTTCAAACTGCGCAGCGATGTCTCGGGAAACCCCGCGGAAACCAATCTCTACAGGTTCGATGTCCCGCTCGGCGTCAGAGCCTCGGATCCTGTGCTGGTCACGGGACATGCCCAGCCGGAGACGGTAGATGAATATTTTGTGGACTTCGCACCGATCATATTGCCGGCCGGCACTTATTGGGCTGGCCTCTCAGGCGCATCCGCCAATATCGTTTGGAGCGTGACAACCGGCTCCGGGTCCGACAACGTGACCTATCAACTCGAGGGAGACACGCTGTCCTTTTCGCGAGGCAGCCAACTATTTCCCTACCGGGTCTTCGGAAATGTGATTACCTCGCCGCCGCCCGGGGCCGTCCCCGAGCCCGCCACCTGGGCGATGCTCATCGCTGGCTTCGGCCTCACCGGCGCCGCGCTGCGCCGCCGCAGCGTCGCCGTCCGTTACGTCTGATCCGGCCTTGGGGGTGCCGGGACAAGGGAGGGGCGCATATGTCCCTCCCTTTTCCTTGTCCGCCGTCATCGGCTCAGCAAGCGGCGCTCCAGCAGCGTCCGCATGTCGCGGCGGCCATCGGCGATGACGAGAATGAAGACCTTGCTCCCCGCAACGCGGTAGACCATCCGATATGGCTCCAGCAGAATCTGCCGGAATTCACGAATCCCCAGCGCATCCAGTTCCTTGGGAACGCTGCCCCGCAACGGGAATTGTTCGAGCGTGCCGACCCTGTCGAGAAAGGCGTCGAGCAAGGCATCGGCCTCTTCTGGCGATCGATGATCCGTCAGCCAGCTGTGGATCGCCTCGAGATCGTCCTCGGCGCCCTGGGTCAATTCGACATCGAAACCTGCCGGCGCCATCAGCGCGCGGGCGCTTTCGTCCTCAGCCGTTCGGCGACGGCGCGGGCGGGCCTGCTCCTGCCGGCTTCGATATCCTGGTTGCCGAGCGCGAGCAGCTTCAGAAGCGCAAGCGTTTCCTGCGTCCGCTCGAAGGAAGCAACATCCTGGAGCACGGCCCTGGCCTCGCCATTCTGGGTGACGATCATGGGTTCCTGCTGCTCGGCGAGGTCCGACAGGATTTCCGCCGCATGGGCTTTCAAATAGCTGATCGGCTTGACTCGAGTGGCATATCGCATAATGGCCTCATCGGTCTTAATTCGGACCGAATATAGTTTCTCCCGTCATCCATCACAAGGCCGCTCACCCCTTCGCCCCTCACCCCACCGCATGCACCCGCGCCAGCGGCTGCATCGGATGCGTCACCAGGCTCACCTCGACCAGATCCAGCGCGTCCAGCCGGCGCGGCTGCTCGCCCTGCGCCGCGACGACCCGGTAGCCGAACGACAATCCGTCGAGCCCGCCCGTCCGCAGCAAGGCCGCCGCCTTGCGCGCGATCGCCGATCGGGCATCGAGCCGCCCGATCACGCGCAGCCCGCGCGCATCCTCCGCGACCCTTTCGATGACGCCGATCGGCTTGTCCGGATCGTGCTGCCACAGCAGCGGCAGGTCCCCGGCCAACCGCCGGTCGAGGCTGGCGCCGAACGCGCCCGGCGCGATGATGTCGCCGCCCTTGTCGACCCGCCCGAAGATCGCCGCATAGCCGGCGAAGCGCAGCTCTTCGCCGCCACCCGCCGCGCCGCTCACCGGCCCTCGGCCTCCAGCCCCAGCATCGCCCGCTTCTCCGCGCGCGAGAGGAAATCCGCGGCCGCGATCCGGTCCCACAGCAGCCCGCGTTCCTCGATCAGCGCGGGCACCTGGTTGAGGTCGACCTGCAGTCGCAGGTCCGGCATCCAGTCGGAGAGGCCCTGCGCCAGCCCGCCGAGGATCTTGTCGGCCAGCGGCAGCACCGTCTGCCGCCACAGCGCCTTGTTGGCCTCGCGATAGTTCGAATAGGTGCTGTCGCCGGGCAGCCCCACCAGCACAGGCGGCACGCCGAAGGCCAGCGCGATGTCCCGCGCCGCCGCCGCCTTCAGCTCGACGAAATCCATGTCGTGCGGCGAGAGGCTCATCGCCTGCCAGGAGAGCCCGCCTTCCAGCAGCATCGGCCGGCCGGCATTGTCCTTGCCCTGGAAGACGCTCTCCAGCTCCTCGCGCAGCCGGTCGAACTGGTCGGAGGACAGCACGCCGCCATCCTTGGGATCATAGACGAGCGCGCCGGAGGGCCGCGCCGCATTGTCGAGCAGCGCCTTGTTCCACTGCGTGGCCGCATTGTGGATCGCCACCGCGCCGGCCGCCGCGCCCAGGCATCCCAGGCCATAATGATCGTCGGTCGGATTGAGCGCCTTGAGATGGATGATCGCCGTCCGCCCCGCCGCGTCCTCGCTCGCATAGAGCATCTGCCGCTCGCCGGCCCGGTAGCGATAGCCGATCGGCCAGCCCTGCGCGTCCTGCTCGATCGTCACCCGGTCCGGACGCAGGGCATAGAGCGTCAGCGGTTCGCCGTCGGCGCCATGGCCGATCTGCACATAGGCATTGCCGTGGAGCAGCAGATGCCCGGCCAGCGTCTCGACGAGATTCTGCCCCGCCGAGCGACGCTGCACCAGCCGCAGCGCCGCCTGGGCCTGCGCCGGCTCCGGCGCGGTCGCGGCCAGCGCCGCGCTGCCCGCCGCCTCGCTCGCCAGCCGCACGGCGCGCTGCGCCACCGGGTTGGTCAGCATAGCGGCGCGCAGCTGCGCCTCATAATCCTGCGGCCAGTTGCCGGCGCCGGACCAGCCCAGGCCGACCCAGGCACGCGCCAGCGGCGGCCGCGACGGCACCGCCGCGGCCTTGCGTCCAAACCATTTCAATGAACGTCTCCCTCTTGCGGGATTTCAGGAAAAGCGCGGCCAGGACGGCCGCGCGAACCTACAGGCGGCCGATCAGGCCGCGATCAGGCCCAGCCCCACGCCCTTCACCGCGGCCGAAGTCCGGTCCGAGACATCGAGCTTCTCATAGATGCGGCGCATATAGGTATCGACGGTGCCGGGCGAGATGGCCAGGATCTCCGCGATCACATTGTTGCTCTTGCCCCGCGCCACCCAGTCGAGAATCTCCTTCTCCCGCGTCGAGAGCTGCCGGTCCAGCGTGACCTCGTCCGCGAAGAGCGTGCAGATCCTCAGATGCGCGGCCTGCGCCGCGAAATGGAGCAGGTCCATATGGCTCGGGCTGAGGTCGACATCCTCCGCCATCTTGCCGAGGCCGACGACGGCGTTGCGGCCGCTGGGTCCATAACAGGGCAATGAAAAGCCGTCCGAGAAATCGATCTTGCGCAGCGCTTCCAGGAACAGCCGCTCCTCGGATGTCAGTTCGGTGTTCCGCCAGACCGTGCTCCAGCGGATCGGCATGCCCGCGGCCAGCGCCGCGCGCGGCACGATGTCGAGTCGCTGGAAGTCGAAGGAAAGATAAAGATCGATCTCTTCCTTGGAAAAGCCATGCTGAAGCGGCATTGTCGCAGGCAAATGGGTCGTCGCCCGCACCCAGTAATAGCTCACGGCGCCAAAGCCATGCCGACCAAAATAGCGGGTCATCTGCCGCCACAGGAGCGGCAGAGTCGATGCACTTGCGATCCTCTTCAGAATATCTTCCATCCGGGAATGCTCCACCCGGCGTCTCCCAGCATTTAATCGTCCGCTTATCAGGATGCAAAAGCAAGCGATTCCCGCGAGTATATCCTGAGCCTCGTCTCACAGGCGCCGCAATTGGGGCCGCCCGGTTCCACCGATGAGCAGGTCGGTCAAGCTCCAGACGAGGGCATCGGCGCGGTCGGGCGAGCGCCCCGGTCCTTCGTAACGGCCATCGGCCAGCAAGCCACAGAGCTGGTCCTCCAGCTGCGCGAACATCGTCGCATGGCGCACTCGCCCCGCCTCATAGGCCGCCGCGATGGGTTCCGCGCGCGCCGTCTTGCCGCGCGAGGCGTGCACGAGCCGCAGCGGCAGGCTGATGTCCGCCGCCCGCAGCACGGCGCCCACCATCGCGCCGC